TTATTTATTAAAAAGGCAGCCTAATAAGCTGCCTTTCATTTAACTTCAATCCCAATTTTATTTACTTACATCCCAATCAAAAGAATAAACATAACCATTGATAGGTATATTTATAGTTAGGATCTTTCCTTTTTTCCTTTTAATGTTCATATATCCTATTATACCCTCATTAGGATGTACTGTTGTCTTCTTTAAATATCCTTGCCTTTTTATTTCCCTATCATTATCCATCATTTTGCCCAATGTTTGTAATTGGTAAGATGATGCCATATTAGCTTGAAAAGCTGCATTTGCATCATAATGGTTGGTTATTGTTGTAGAAATGGTACCATTTGACGAATACGATGTAGAATAAGACGTAGAATATCCGGCACTTCCTGCACTAAGCCCAGAAGAAAAGCCATATAAAGCCATAGCCCAGTTTTGAGACTTTCTTATCTTTTTCTGAAAGGCTTCATTTGTATATACTATTAATTGAGAACTATCTCCTCTATTAGTTAGTAAGTGAGAAGTAACATCGTCTGGCGTAAATATAACCGATGAATCACACTGATTCTTGATGTAAATCTCTATCCGGTAATATTTTCCATAATCATCTTTCGTTTCATAAGTCGTAAGACCAACGATAAAACCATTCGCATTTCTATATGCCCAAAGATTCCCATCATTATATTCTGTCATAACCGTAGAATCATTTTCTGACAGAATTAAAGTTTGTGCTTTGGATATTATTGAAATACACGCAAAAAGAAATAAACATATATATTTCATACCTTCAATATACAATTTATATAAGTTACATTATGAGATTAAAATGCAAATACGAAATTATAAATAATATGTGAAATATCCAAAAATAATCTAGCAGTAAAAATAATAGAGAAGGAAACTACAAACACTATCGCCTCATATTTCCCTTTTCTTTACCACATAACTAAATTATAGCTTATTCCTACACCAACATACCAACCGCCCGGATAACTGCATCCTGTCTGCAAGCCTAATCCCCAACGTTTGTTTTTCGGTTTAAGAGTGATGATTTCCTTTTCTCCGTAGACTTCCATGAAATCAAGGCTAGGCTTATAGCCACTAACCACCGCCCGATAATCATCCGTTTTATACTCCTTACTTGTGATCGGTATAATCACCGGGACCGAATCACCTTCTACGGTCCTATCGGTAGTGGTATCTATCAGGATCGGTAAATATACCGTATCTGTTCGCTTTAAAATTTCTCTCACCGATTTCAGAATTGTGTCTCTTACTGTGTCCCGAATATGTACCGTGTCTCCTTGTACATATGCCAGCGAAGGATCGTGCGGATTACAACGCATCCACACGAGTATGCCAAGTAGCAAGCATACTAATATCCAAGGTAGAACTTTCATGGTTTAACTACTATATTGCGTAAAAAGTTGGTAAATTCGCTCCGGACATCGAAACATGGACACGCTTTGATATATTCTACTGGTTCAATCTCACCATTTCCATTAATATCTGGAGACGTATCCCGGTGCCCCAATAACTCTACTATATCATATTCCCTACATAGTTTGGCTACAAGATCACAAAGGGCGTTCTTTTGCACTTCGGTTCGAGTGTCTTTTGGATGTCCGCTTGCATCAAGTCCACCGATGTAGCAGATACCGATACTGTGTTTATTATAACTAATACCGGAAAAACCTTTTGTGTTACAATGCGCTCCGTCAATGGATAATGACCGACCGTTTTCTACGGTACCATCTAAATCAATTACAAAGTTATAGCCAATTTGATTAAAACCACGTGCCCGGTGCATCCGGTCAATATCCTTAGCTCGCAAGTCTTGTCCGGCACGTGTTGCCGAGCAGTGAATGATGATTGAGTCTATATCTTCTCTCTTCATATTCTTTCCTCCTATATAATTAAAATCAATATTAAAACTTGAATTAGTTGCCCGATAGCTCCACCGATTAATGTTGCCACAATATCAAGCCAATCCCATTTCCCACCCCAATCTCTGTCTTTAAATTCCATTCCTGCCGCCAATCCTGCCACAAATAAAATAGTAAATAGTGCCCCTGCTGGAATAGCATACAGGAGATGTTTAGGGCGATTACTTTCCTTGATCCAGTTCATTATTTACTCTCCTTTTCACTTCCGTTTTTTCTTTTTCGGGTATATTCCCAATCATACTATTAATTTTAGTTCTGACATAGACAGGGATGCCGAAAACAGCTCCCGACCATATCAAGCATTGTGCAAAGAACCATAATACAGTATCATGAATGATACCTAAAGGCTCAACTAAAAAACCTGCAACTGACACCCCCACTCCTGCGAAGAGCATTCCCACAGCAGACCAAATCATGATATCGTCTCTCGTTTCCCTTTTCATTTCCTCACTCTTTTAACTTATAAAACATACTCGATAAGGCTTAACAGAGTCACAACAATGTTTATCCTTTGGATTATCTGATTCCTTAAATAACTCGTATACAATATGGAAATCCTCTATAAAAGCATCTGCTTTCCCACGTTCCTCTTCCCATCGCTTATTTTTGTTATAGTCTGGCAATATCAACGACCCGTTGTATACCTGCGTTTTCAGTCCTGTAGATGTGCTTTTTTGGTCCGCTATCTTCATATATCGCACAAACGCATAGTAACATAGGATCGTATAAAGAGGAACTATATTGTAGTTTTTCCCGGCTATTACGATATCTAACGAATAATTAGAATCAGAATCGGTTCCGGCAGGGATATCACTCTCTCCTTTTCCACCTCCTAGCTCACTCGATACCGAAAAGAATGTATCACCGCAAAGAGCTACTTTTATATCGAGCTTATCTGCCTCTTGAATGCATTTGTTTATCTCTGTGTCCTTAACATCTGCTGCGATATCAAAGATTTCACGGAACTTCTTGATTACTTCGGAAAAACTATTCATTTGGGTCTGTTTTAACGTTTACTATCGAGTTAGATTCTTCTAATTCGTTATAAATTTCACATACTTCTGTTGGAAGGTCTAAGGCACGCGCAATTTCCCGACTCAACTTACTACGAAGTTTCGTCACAGAACGACGATAAACTTTCTGCATTTCCTTCACGACCTCGCCGGACGCATTGGAGAATGAAATCAAAGACGAGTCAACCAAAGGAATAGGAATATTGTAGGCTTGTGAAGCGATATCCTTTTTTAGCGGTTCGTTGTAAGCCTTATACAGATTAGCGTCAATCGGTACGCCCAACTGGTCTACCTTGATAAATGGTTTATCAGACAAAGCATTGTCATCACGAACAAGAACTGCGCTTCCAGCACCCTGTGCTCCCATAACTTTTTTAATCCCTTCCACAAAAGCATTCTGTTCCTCTTGCTCTGTAAACTCTCCATGCGATATAATTGAACACATATGGAAGCCACGGGTCAAAGTACGTTCTACATATGTGGAGTTCATCGCCTCCGCCTGCATCTCAGACTGGACTGCATGAAACGGAGAAAGCGGATAGGGCTTCGTAGTGAAGAAGTTTATGTACAAAAGCTGTCCGGGGTGATTCTCAATTCCGCCGAAAAACTCTACTTCATCCGCAAAGTTATCTGGATTGAACGCCGGATAGGTAACTGCCGTTTTATCCAATTGGGTAGACTTGATATTTTGACGATCCCAATTGTTAAACACTACGTACTTATGAATAACCGGATTCGTTAAGTAGTCTTTATTCAGCCCGGCACGGACGTATTCGAAAGGAACGGGATAAATCATTTTAGGGCGATAATCACCTCCATACTGGACAATTAGAGCGCACCCTCTGAAACGAGCGACGTCATATGCCAGCATATTCAGTATCTCGTCCATGTTATCTCCGTGGGCGTTCTTCATTTCGCCAAAAACACGGTTTTTAAAGCCTTCACATTCTATCGCTTCGCTCAGCCGTTCCACACTCAAAGAGGCGGTTTTGCTAGCATATATAAGTTCCGATAAAATTTGGGGGTATAGGTTTCCGTCCCCATACCCCACAATCTTTTCGGAAACCTTAGCGTTAACTTTGAGCGCTCTATCTACTATTACGTTTACTTTCTTGTGAGCTATCATATTAACGTTTCCTTTTAGTTTATTCCAGTTCCTTCATAATCTCGTCTACTAAAGCCTCCGGTGTTGTTTCTACTGAGGCTTCCGGTTCAGGATCAGCGGGGGTCTCCGGTTCTACGGGCTTCTCTTCTTCTGGAGCTTCTGTTTCCGGTGTTTGTTCCGGTTCAGGATCAGCGGGCAAAACGGTCGGTACGTCCTCCTGTGGTGCTATTGGACCTAAGTCCTCAAAGTAGGATTTATAAACCGGATTTTCTTTCATGATTCGTTCGGCAATAGTATCCGTACAGTTAAATGCACGGTAAACAACTCCGTCCGCCACATGATTGATAGATAGTCCCGGTTTCATTACGTAGCGAACGTGTACGCCCGTCAAGTAGTGATCCTCATACCATTTCTTTGCGTACGCACGATCCATGTGACACATAGGGTCCAGTTTTAGATGCGTGATACTTTTACAGAGATTCAAAATCTCGAACTCGTCCGTTAAGCGAATCAATTCGCGCACGGGCTTGATATCTTTTGTTACAGTTTTCTTTGCTCTTGCCATGATTATACAGTTTTTAAAGAGTTATACTGTGCCGCCGTAATACTATAATGGAAATCTCCGCAAGACCCGTCCGGCGTTTTTAAAGTAGCGGTTGAAACTCCGTCTGTTGAACTATCAGTTGATAAATCTGAGACCTCTAACGGCGAGTTACATCCCAAAATGAAATATTGGTTGTTTTTTGTTCTAATAGCAACCAAAAACGATCCAGAAACCAAAGCGATAATGTAGCTAACTACAGGTAACGATGAAAGAAGTTTCATGACTACTGATATTTCCAACATAGTAGGAGCATTGTCGTTTGCCCGCGATGCCTCCGTCACTTGAATAGAGTTTTTTACGGATTGAACGGTATATCCCCTTGTTCCGGCTTTCATTGTTACTACTGCCTGTCCTGTCGTAGAAGATACCGAGATACTAGAAACATCTTCGTAGTTCAATATTACGGCTTCTTCTACTCCGGCAATTCCAGAGATTAAACCGGGATTAGCGCAATCAAACGCTAAATCTTGTGCTATCTTCTTTAAACAAGCCATAATTATGATGATTTAGACACTAGAGTATTCCATGTAGCCTCAGTGATTGATGCACGGGCTTCTCCTAGAACGTTCTCAGGTGTGGTTAACGTAATGGCGGTATAGCCGCCGTTATCATTTGCTGATTCTTCCAGTCCGGATACCTCCAAACCGTAATTACAGCCATAAATACGGTAAACACCTGTTTCAACCATTTTTGCAACCGCCACAAGGCGAGAATTGAGAATGGTATTGATAAACACGTTTTCCGCACTCGTTTTCTTATACACGGTAAAATTAACCGATTGTTCCAGCGCATTCGGGGCGTTTTCGTTAATTCTTTGGGCTTCTGTAGCATTTGCACCCTTTCGGATAGACGCTACCCGGATAACCTTGCCCGAAACAGTCAACGTGATAGTAGCGATACCGTTGGCGATGGAGATAGATTGGATATCTGAGTAGTTAATAAGCAACAAATCAGCTATTCCAACTGCTCCACCTAAACAATCGTAGGTTATTGCACCCGTGATATTACTAATACATCCCATGTTGTTAAGTTAATTTATTAGCTTCTAAATACGTCCAAACAGCAGGTAAAGCAACTATATTGCGATCCCCCCTAGAGTTATCCGGTGTTTTCAGCGTTACGGTATCGAAACCGCCAGCCGCCGAAGTATCTCCATCCATGCTTGCCACTTCCAGCCCGGTATTAAGTCCGGCAACTTTAATGTTACCGCCGTCTTTGAGTTTTGCGAAGGCTACGTAATTCCCGGATAGCAGTGATTCCTTAATCGCTGCACCGTCAGAAGTCTTATCGTAGACCGTGATAGTAACCGTCTGTTCCATTCCGGCTGCACCGTCCAGTGTACGCAAAGCGTCCACTACTTTTGCGCCATTCTTGTAACAGTCAACCGGAATTGCCTTTGCACCGGATACAAGGACGATAGAGTTTAATGTCACGCCATCGCCACCCATTACAAAAGAAGACAATTCCGATTTGTTAACAAGGTACAGCCCAGCCAAACCGACTGAGCCGCCCGCACACCCAAAAACGATAGCCTTATTTAATTTCATACATGCCATAGTTTTCGGTATTAGTTGTTATGCTTTCGCTTTTGTTGCAAGTTTCAAAATAGACGGAATAGCTACCATTACGTCCGCAGCAAACACAGTTGTAGAGTAATACTTGCGGTCTTTCGCATCTTGAATGAACGGTTTAATGTTCACGCTTGAATCTTCCAAAGCGATTTGGATATTACGTTTCGGAGTAAACGCGATAAACGCATCTTCATCTGTTGCATCTGCGATCATAGACGCAGAAACATGAGGAAGTTCATTGATCTTGTATCCTTCTAAAGTGTACACAGCTTTTCCGTTCTCGAAATGCTCCTGAGCAGTTGTGTTGTCCTTACTCTGAACTAAGTTCTTAAACAGGCGCATTACATTAGAAGTCACGAAGAACTCGCTAAGTTCCTTTTGATCGGGACGTTGTGAATCAATAAGTTTCTTCATGGTATCCTCTACGCTAGCCGTAGTCAACTGCAAAGGAAGGATAGTTTCTGCGCTGTCCTTCATTTGCTTAATAAAACCACCATTTTTGAAAATATTGTAAGCAACATCACCTGTCTTAGTTCCGTCCAGCCATGCGAGACGTAGCAAATCAGCCTCCAAAACTTTCAGTACTTCCGAAGCCATGAAACCTGCCAGTTGAGTTTCATCGAAGTCATCCGACAAATGAATACCCTTAGCTACCATCTTCCCCCACAAATCTTGTAAACAAACAACGATAGGTAACTCCAAAGGCTGGAAGTCATAGTACTTTACATGATCGGACATATCTGTGTACTCATAAGTACCTTCACATCCAGCAGACTTACGAAGTGCCTTATCTTTCGCTACAAAAGTAACAATAGGCGTTTTATTGTCAAGTCCAGAGAGAACGGTTGCACCGCGTTCCATTTCGCCAACCAGCCCGACAGTCAAAGAAATGACGTCAGCCAGTGAGTTAATATTCAGATTATTTAAATCCGTAAATGTCATTGCCATAATTTATAGTCTCCTATGATTTTAGTGTGATTACTTTTCTTTTGCGAACTTAACCATCGCCTCCCGCGCTTTCTTGCGTGCTTCCTCGTTAGAAAGCTGCGTTTTTTGTGCATCTGTTTTCGGTTTGCCTCCCACCGTACGAGTTGCAACAGGTGGCGTTTTCGTTTGCTTGGAAAGCATTGTTTTAATCTCACTCAAAGATGATTCAAGAGCAGTTAGACGCTGAGAAAATTCGTCCGGTGTCTTGGTTTCTGTCTCCGGTGTTTCCTCCGGCTTTTCGTCCATGTACTCTTTGAACTCGGCTATCTTGCCATCTTTGATCACGAGAACGATTTTTCCCTCTTCCGGGATATCAACGGTGATCTCACCATCTTCCACGGCGGTTCCGTCCTCTTTTACTACTTCGTCACCTACGGCTGCCTCTTCTCCTGCTGCCTTAATAGTAATCTTTTCACCATTAACCGTTTCTACGATTTCCTCTTTAAGCTCCGTTTTCTTTGAAAAGGTGCTGATAATGCTTGATAAAAGACCCATTTTGTTCTTTGATTTTTGGTTATTAAAAAGCGAACTTGTCGCGGCTGGTAAGCCTACAAGGTCACACGTGAATAATTCTTCAAAACTCGTCACGTCCCATGTTTGGTTCTCTTCGTTCCACACCTTAGTGTCTAGGTCTACGACTGAAACGCCCAGCATTTCCGGTTCCTTTTCAATCATGTCCTTCATAAATCCTGCCTCCTGCGGATAGTTCTTTAAGAGAGCTTCCGAAAAGGTCAGATCGGCGTAGACTACTCCGTTTTCCTCTACGAAATTAGAGAAACTACCGATGTACTGGTCTAGCAGATCGTTACCGTTGTGTGTCCGGCGAGAATGGATAGGGCGAATACTACCAGCCACCACAAGGGACGCTAGCGATTCGGGCGTAATAACGATTTTCCCGGTTTTTAATTCACCGTTAACTTCATCCGTCCAATCGTTTGCGGTCGGTCCCACCTCTATAATTCGTATTTTCTTGAAATCCATAAATTAGAGATTTACTATATAAATCATTCTATATTATAAACTATATTTCAACACAAAAATAGCTGTTACAACCTACTTACTATCCGCAAATTGTAGCAAATACGAATTAGCCCAATGCGGAATCAATAACAATTGTACGATTTTGTTGTACATCGGTAATATCTTGGACTGAAACTATCGGATTTGGAGCATTCTCTACCCCTTCTACAAACGCAAGTGCGATAGCTGCCACTGTCTTGTCGGACAAATCAACCGTTTGCTTAGACATAGACCGATTAAGATTCGTATAAGATTGAGTACTGATAACATCGAATCCTCCCCCCTGTGCATATCGGTAAGCATTAGAATTGCCAAAAGACCGTCCCCCGTATTGCTGATTAAGAGCAGACAACGCATTTATAGCATGAGATGCACGTTTGTTGAGGATGTACATATTCTCGCCTCCTTCCGCCTCGAACTGCTGTCCGTTTGATCCGGTGAACGTTACACCGCCCTGTGAATGCGGAGCACCAAACACGGTACCACCTTTGGCAAACTTCTTAACGCTGGTGTTCGTTTTGGGAATTTCTTCTTTTACCTTCATAATTGAGGCTACTTGTTTCAATCCGGCGGCGATCACGATGGCTGCTTGCGCTACTCCCCAAATACCACCCTGCGCAATAGCCTTAGATGCACCTAAGTATGTGTTAATCGTAGCCTGCGCCAGAGCAAACGCTTTCCCAGCTTCCGATTCCTGTCCTAACAGGTTAAAGATTTGCCCGGCGGTATCTGCAGCCATTGTCAATTCAGCATTAAGTCGTTCTTTTGTTAGTTTCACCTGTAACTGTTCGTATTTCTGTTTAACAAGAGTAATGTCTGCCCCGATTCGTTCAGCATTTGCGAGTTCTTGTTGGTATTGCTGATCTAACTGGATTTGGCGCAGTTCGTATTCATTAGTCGCATTCTGTTCAGCGATCAACCTACGGTTCTCTATATCCATCGCCTCATTTTCTCGGCTCTTGGCAACTTCTTCAGCTTCAAGGGCTGCGACCTTTTCCCGGAATGCAATTTGTTGTTCCAGCTTAATATTGTCGAACTCTTTTTGAGTAATAAGCCCCTGTTGCAGCCTGTAACGTTCCTTCTCCAAAATAGCTTGGTTCAAGGTATTTTGGTCCTCTAGGGCTTTTCGTTTATCCACTATTCCGATGTTGGACTCACGAATTTTTAATTGCAGAGTTACAATTCCATCCTCGTAGCTTTTCAAAACTTCTTGCTGGACCTTCTTAGCTGTTTCGGCGGCTTTCTTTTCGGCTTCTTCTTTATCTCTTTTAGTTTTTTCGGTTGCTGCCTTCTGTGCTTTTACATAATCCTCAGCCCGTTTTCTATCTGCAGCGGATAGAGCAGCTATTTCAGCCTTTTCTAATCCAGTAGTCTGACTCGTCAGTTCCTTTCTTTGAGATGAATATTTTGCTTGTATTTCCTCTATTTCTGCTAAATGTTCGGTTTCTTTTCTTCGCTCTTCGTCTTTCGTATAGCTCAACCCATTTTCTATAACTATTTGGTCGTACTTAGCCTTTGCTAGAGCTAGCTCAGCCTTTTCCATTTCCCTAGTTATACGAAGAGCTTCATCTGCAGCTGATTTCCGTTCCTTTGACGTCTTAGTCTGATCCGCGAATATTTCTTTCTGTGCTTCTAGTTCTCTTCTTTGACGAGATAACGTCAGAGTTAAATCCGTTTCAGCATTATAAAGGTCTCTTTGTGCCTGTGCCATGTTCTTGACCTGCTCACGGGCTTCTCTCATTTTATCTGGTATTATACCAAGAGTATCAAGTAACTTGAACTGTGCATCATACAGCCAGTTGATACCCTTAACGATCTCTGCCAATAGCTTTGCTACGGCATCCGTTATCTTCGTAATAAGTAGACCTATGGGAGCAAATAGAGTCTTTATACCAACTGCCAGTTCCTCATTACGATCCTTTAATTTACCCAAATGAGAAATCAACAAGAGAACTGCAGATGCGATAGCAACGAACGGATTCGCCATCAATGCCGCATTGAACGCTTTTACTGAGGCGATACCACCCGACATACCTTTAACCATCATTCCGGTTGCCCCTGTCAAACCACCCATTTCTCCAGCAGTTTTCTCTATATCACCTGCGTAGTTACCGACATTTCGGCGATTATCCCCAATGCTTTTCTCTAGTTCCTTTAGCTGCTGAACCATTTCATAAGTCTTCCCTGCAAGTTCCTTTCCGTATTGCCCAGTGGTACGTTCCGCAACAGACATCTTATTAAGTTCAATAGTGTTCTTTGCAACCTTTGCCCTAAGAGTCTCTATGGTCTCCGCTTGGCTGTTCATGATGGTAGTCGTAGCCTTGACCGTGCTGTTTATCGCTTTTAGCTCGGAGTTCGTTTTGTCTAGGTCCTTTTGGAACACGGAGATTGTGGCGGCTGACTTCGCAAGCGCTTTCTCATATGCGGTTTGATCTATAAGGTTATCCTTATAGTTCTGCCGTACTCCGGCAAGAGCGGTCTTCTCTGCCGCGATTTGCTTAGTAAGTTGTGCTTTCTTATCGGATAGCTCTAGCGACTTCGCTATGAGTTTGTCCAATCCGTCTACGGCATCCGCCGTGTTGAACGATAAATCTAATAATGTTACATCTTCTGCCATAATTATCGTAATAAATTAATTTTAGTTAGTTTTACCTTACATTCCTGCGTTGCTAGGTTATACTCCGTGATAGAACGAACGTAGAAAAATGATCCTAGCTGCTTAAAATACACTACTCCGTTATGTTTATACTTGTTCTCTATGAAATAGTAGGGTATTTTAGCCTTAATAGTGACATCTATAGCGTCCGAAAACATACCGTAATACTTGGTTAATCGTTGCGTGTACTCGATAGACTTGAAATATTCGACCCAAGTTACGGGCTTATTGTCTTGAACCTTTCGTATCGAAAAGCGCGGGTACGTACCGTCTTGTGGATTCGGCACGCCCGATTCTACTACGGTCCCTTTAGCCGTGAACGATGCACTGGATAATTGTAAACTCTTTGTAAAATCACCGATTTTGAATATACCGATGTTCGGAAAACCTTCTGAGTCCTCTATCTTGTCTATCGATACGTAGAAATCGGTCCAGTCTTGCCGCATGTCATTGAACGTGATCGGTCCGTTTCGATCAAAGTTTTTTGCATCGTTCGCGATTAGATTATATATGCTAATAATAACACTTGTGAGTCCGCTATCGTCTACGATGGTCTGAAACTCCCACCCCCACTGGAACACTTTGCAAATATCCGTTAAGAAATCTACAGCGTTCGATACTCCACAATTCCCCGCTACCTGTGTCACCCCGGCGGTATTCCTTAACTCGGTTATCTTCCCGGAAAGATTAACGGCTTCGTCTGGGGACATTGTTTTCGGCGGGGTGGCATCTAATTTCTCATACACATTTATGTCTCTACTTATGTATAAGCCATTAAATATGTATGTAGGGATGTTCATAGTAGTAGAAGCAAACTTATATCGTACCTGTGTGATATCGTTTTGGTTATCATCTTTTTGGAATATCGCTACGGTCTGATTATTGTAAACCGATTTCAACACCACAAAGTTTAATATGGTCCCCACTCTTGACATATCCAAAGTAATATAGGCGTTATTATCCATCGTTATCACCGCCGTTGTATTGGCTGTTGATCCGTCCGGAGCCATTAGAGCGGTACGGGTATCGTATTCTAAAATATCTAGGAAGTTACCTCTAAAATACTCCGTTCCTTCGTCCGTTTCGGATGCATACCGCCAAAACACAGTAACCGACTTCCCCACCAGTACCTCGGATAAAGGCTTTTGCCCTAGATTCTCGATGATCAATCCCGGTTCGTAGCCGCCGTATTCTATCGGCGGGAACGATACAGAAACACCAAAGGAGCCAACAGAACGCTTTATCAGTTCGCTTGCAGGGTAGAAAAAAGTGTTCCCTACACCGGATGTATAAAGATATCTTTCTATTACTTCTTTCGGTAACTGTGACATCTTTAGGTCCGACTGGGACAGAGCTATGTCGTAGGAGTCTTCGCTGCATGATACCTTAGCTTTGAACCGCTTGTTTATCGGTATCCCGCCGATATAAACTCTAGCCTCGTATTTCGCAGTACGGTGGGTAAAACCGAAACTTCTCATTTGATAGAATATCCCATCATTCACCCGATTCCTAGGAGCTTTAATGTTAGCCGAATAGGTACGGGTGGATTCTCCGAAACTGTATGGAGACGATGCATTAATAGACAGCTTGACATCCGTTTTTGTCAAGCCCTCCAAGAACACTCCATTTATCTGAATCTTTATATCCATGTTAGTACTGGAATTTTAGAGTTACCGTTTTAACTAGTCCCGTTGCCGTATATTTCACGCCTGTAGTAGATGAACATCTAAGTTTCGTATCCATATCTACCCCGTCTAGCCCTCTAACAGTTACATCCGGAGACAGGGAAAGAACATCTAGTGCGAACTTGTTAGCCTCAGTCACTTCGAATACACAGGTAAGTTCCCGCTTCGTAACGTTCCCACCGGATAAACCTTGCGCTATCGTAGATTGTGCGCTCCAATTATAGCAGGAAATCGCATCGTATGACCCACACGAGTTTAGCCATTTCAGTGTAATAGCTCCGCATGCGTGCACCTCTTCCGGATAAACCTTAACAGCAGCTACGGACCCATCCGGATTCTTTATCGTGATCTTCTTGTATTGGCATGCATCCGATATTCCGTCACCCTGCATGTAATTAAATTTGTCAGCCGTTCCGTCTTGATAGATAACGTCTACATCATAGTCCCTATCATGATAACGGCTGTCTATAAAGAAATTATCATCCAGTGTGTGCGCTAATGGTGCCCGCGGTCCGTAGTTGTCCCGGAAATCTGTATCAGCCCTGGACACTCGGCTAACATTATTTCTACTCGCCAAGTTCATCACGGGAATACGAACTATCTGAGTAACACTATTAGCCGTTAGATTGGCTTTATGTATCAATGTCAGTTCTACTTGGTAGCTCTGAACTCGATCACTATATACGGGAAGAAGCGGGAAGAAATAAGAAGCTGCGTCTATCTCCATTCCCTCAACTGGTTCTAACGTTGTGTAATAAAAGCTGTCTAGGGTAGAACGGCACTGTAGTTCCATCCGCACAATAATGTCCGTAGGTAGGTCCGTTATAATTAGCTTTAACGGCACGTTGTCCCATATGGTAGCACAACTGGGGTAGGTATATACTTTGCTGTCCGGTATATCTACGTTCACTCCAAATCTTGGTATTCTTAATTTCATTGCGTTAATATTGTTAGAATTTTCGCCTTTATGATCTTGTTTATATCCAGCGTCAGCCGTTTCACCCGTTCAGGATTAATGATGTCGGAGACTACCCCGCCACCGTTGAATTTGTTAGGAACTTTGATGCCGTCCCGCTTCATCACATAAGCGATGGCGAAAGCTGCTTCCTCCGGGATGTTTGCACCAACCGTCCGGTTCTTGTCTTGAATCCACTTTTTAATGGCGGAGACAGGCGGAAAACTCCCCGCTTTCCTACCCTGCTCCATCTGTACGACATAATGCGGTGCAGTAATAGTTACCCTATCACCGAGATCGTTTACTTTTAGATCACGCCCAAATTCACCAGACGCTACCAAACCTTTCGAAACATAAGATTCGAATATTTCCTTTTTTATCTGTTCTACAACCTGCAATATCTCCTTATCCATAGTTCAATAAATCATCTGTTATAGAAAATGTTACACTCCAACCGGACTTCATTGAGTCATAGATATTCTGTACCTTCCTGAAACTCAATCCATCCACATCGAAGTGACACACAAAAGCGGACATTAGTTTGTTTAAAGCCAAATCGGTACGCATTAATGTATCAAGTTCGGCAGCGTTATCCGTAAGATAGTACGATTTATCCAAGCACTGTAATACTACGTTATACTTTCGGGTGGCAGGAGGCAACTTAGACATACCACCGTCCGGGACATCAAACGTTAAGAACATACCTGAGATGTCATTCACTAGCTCGTTAATAGTAGACGTATCTCCGAAATAGATAGGCAAGCCGAGTTTTACGGCTTCCCCATCCATAAAGTTTAGTATATCACTGAATATCATGGCAATTTGATTAATGCGTCACTATGACCGTTACCACATAAGCACTCGCCAATACCGTAATCGTACCGGGCTACTGCGTCATCTTTCAGAATCAATTTCCCTTCTACCCTTAGTGTCTTGGATAGAACGGAATTGTCGTACATCCGAACCTTCGTTCCGTTGATCTCGATAGTCGGTGAATCATATAGAGCTATGATTCTAGGAGATGGTACGAACTCTACGACAAACCTAGAATTCACTACATCCGCTACTGATATAGCAGCCGAAGGAACTTTATATACAGTAGCTCCGTAAAGAGGCGTACCGTCTACGATAGTATCATCAGCAGTTACACATTTCGTAAAGCCATCAAAAGATACGTCCTTATTATCAAATCCTGCGCCATGAGAGGATACTGCGCCCTTTCCTGTGTTTATGAGTCTTCTCAATCGGATAAATAAGCTGGATGCAGACTTAAGTTCCTCGTAGGTTTTCCCGGCTATTCTATCTAAGTAGCCTTGTTCCCACATATCCGTATCTAACAAGATATCTTCCGGGCTTTTCCGGTCTAGCTCATTGGTTATGTATCTACGCTTCTTGAATGCACGGAGATACTTAACGTTTGCTAGCGCAAGGTCTTCCTCGGTTATGAGTCCCCCCGCATCGGATATATTCGTAGCTTTCTTGATAATCAGACCAGCAAACCTTGTTTCACCTTCCGGGATATACTGCGATGTTGCCCATCCCGCCTGACCTATCCATTTACCGCTTCCGTCAAATCGGTACAAATGAATCAAATACCCCTCTGCGCATGAGAAAGTTCCACCCGGTTCAACTTCGAATGCGTCTACGAATCTAAAGCGATTTCCTGCACCAGTAGGAATCTTTCTGTCGCTCCACGTAGGGTAATTCGGTAGGTCTCCATCTTGTGTTGTTCCCCGTTCCCACACGTTAATATCGAATACCCGGTTAACATAAGGATCGCCATGTAGTTGAACATCTCCACGAACCGTGCACCCTGCGCCCACGTAGGCGGAACCTGTAATCTCCGGTACTTTCGTGTAGTATAACATAGTAAGCGATGCGTTAAGAGCGATAAACTCGGATGCGGTTATTTTCGAATCGAGATTATCTTTTCTGAAACACGCCACGTAGTACGGGTATGTAGTCTCTAATTTTGTTGGTTCTGTTACAGGTAGTTTACACACAAAATTCTCGTCTAAATACAAGATAGCTCTTACACCGAATCCCGAAGGCAAAGACGGAAATACCGACCCTCGTGTCGGGAGAGGCGTTTTCATCCGCACTCGTGTTGCATCATCGTGTTTTGCATTTTCATAAAAAACATATTCACCGTAGTATGTGCCCTGTTCGATGATGTTTCCGTCTAATGGAATACTTTTGGATTCCGGAAACAGTTTACCGGAAGAATCTAGGTTTCCCTTGTGACTTACTAGTCCGTTGGTAAATCCCCCGGATAGATCAAGTCTGTATAGACCTTCTCTGTGACTAGATAGGAAATTAGTGTATCCCGGTATGTTAATCATCAAATCCTCATTAGCATAAGAAAAATCTATGTCCTCGTATGTATTTCCATTTATCGCATCATTCCTAAATACACCTTTCGGTACAATACATCTGCGGATGATTAAATCCCCGGTATCTATCATGGTAGCATTGTAGGTATCATCATCTACCCGTAACAGGGGACAGTCATAACCGGATACACATTTATCCCTATTTACATGCGTCCTCCATGAATCACCTAGATATTTAGTGTACTCTAGCCGTTCCACATTATGAAACGTTCCATACGGTTTATAATCCTGTCGGTTAGTCAGCGTGTACATATTCGTGTTATACAGTCCACCTGCTAAGAACCTCAATTGCGTGGTAGCCAAACCGAAATTGTTGGTCTCCGCAATAAGCGATGAATTAATGATTGCATATTCACCCGATACCGATTCCGGACGAAGGTCCTGTAACAGGGAACCGCTAATGTGTCCGAGTATCTTAGCTCCTGTAGTCAACAAATCAGCGGGGGTCATTGCAGTTGCGTCAATCTTATTGATATGCAACATGAACTGATTATATACCGGATGCTCTATTTTAGTCAGTCCCGAAGGTATCACTTTAGATTCACCCGAATATACGGCTGTTCCACCTTGCGTGTACGCCCAAAGAATTCTACCGGAGTATCCCGTTGGAAGATACACGTATGTGTTCAATCCGCATCTTATAACGGCATCCGTACTACGGCAAAGGTTGATGTCCTGTGTCTGAATTGCCGATGATGAAAAAGCGGTTCCTCTTGGTGCTGTGGATAAGTATCCTCCTTGTTCGAAAGGGAACGCTGTTGCCGTAGTTCTCGGACCGGGAAGAATGTTCATAGATACTCCGATGAACGAATCCTTGACAAACACGTTGTTCTTAGGGTCCGCCTGTGGGCATCTTATAGTGATGTGTCCCGGAATCAATGTATTCCCGCTAAATTCCATTATCCCATCTGTATGTACCGGGCTTTCGTTGGTGAAGAAATTACCGATGTAGGCGTTATCCTTGATTACAACATCCGGTCTAGTCGAGATATCACCTGCATTCAGCCAGCATTCGCCTTCCTGTGATAACTGTGTTTCGTCTTTTACCGAACCTCCTATGGACCCTTTTACTATAAGTCCGCCGAGAGAGTAGATATCTCTCTCGGCTACGATTCTTCCTGCTGAATTAATACTGTATTTCTTTCCCATGATTATTTTGTTTTAGATTTTTGTTTCTCAACTTCATCATGTCTCTTGCTGATCGCTAGAATAGCATCTGAGTAGTTTATCTTCTTCGCATCTTCGAATGAGCAGTTAAACAGTTCGGATGTGATCTGTACCATTCCTAGCACACTTTTAGCTTCTGTGATTGGATTCGATTCACCGGAACCACCTCCACCCGGTAACAGTACACGTTCCAGCTCGTCAGCCTGCCCGATCTGCTCCACAATGTACTTCGTCAGTTTCACCATATCAGCAACAGTTTCTGGTACATATCCCCCAGTCCATCCGCTAATACGTTCTAATACTGTTTCAGCTCTGCGTGCTTCGATCATCTGCCAGAGAGTTACATCTTCAACTGATGGACACGTATAAATGATCTGTCCATTACGTGTTACCCATCGGGAAGGTATTAAGTATTCCGACATATAATGCAGAAGTGCAGCTTCATCTTGCGAAAGACTCTCCACAGCATCCGGCTTTAGATTCGCTATACGCCGTAATTGCATCAAGCGTTGATATCTACTTGTCAGACGAACAAACGTCTTCCATAACCAACGAAATGGGGTAAATAGGCGATATATCCGATATCGCACATATCCCCGAAAGGTTTTAATTTCGCTTTTCTTCATCTTTTCTTTGTTTCTTGCCGGGACGATACTTGGCGATCAGAAACTCAGTCGCGTATCGTATAGCGTCCATAGCGTGATTATTTTCGTCTACTGCCTCGTTCGTATCATAGAGTCCGGTCATCTTGTCAAATACATAAGAGTAATTATCTGCTTCGTCCTGTATGCCTCGGCTACCTTGTACAATGTGTATTTTAAACTGCTTCACTTGTGAAATACCTGCCATGATTGATCCTTTTCCCTTTATACATGGAAATATGCGGCATCCCAAACGAGAAATCTCAGCAATACTCTTCGCCTCTTGATTGTCCGCAATAGTGGTAACTTTATGTAGCCCATTCTTGCGCAAGACATTCGCAATATCCCAATTCAACAGACCTGTAGAGTATGCGATCTCTTGAACATAAAGATCATCTTTATCGAAGCCAACTTTTACAATCGCCGTAGGATCACCTGAGAAACCGAAGTCAAGACCAAGACACCATTTACAATTCGCTGGAAACTCCGGCACAATATCATATTCAGGATATACCAGTCCTTCGGTTCCTCCTGTTTCACCAAGTCCGAAGATTCGCCACCAGTTTTCATCAGCCTTATTTCTCTCAATCTCTTCGATCTGCTCCGGTGTCAAATATGGATTATCCTTGTAGGTGCTGACGATTTCCACCATGCCGGGCCCCTTGAAATAGTCGTGTGCCCAAAACTTCTTAACCGGATTAAAGTCTACATACAGCATCAAACGAGTACGAACCGCCATTTGCCGGAATACTTCTTTCGGGACCCTCTGTGCTTCGTTTACAAACAGGATATCACGTGCAGGACCAAATACTTTCGCAGCATTCTCACAACCGAAAAACTCTATCTGTGATCCATTAGGAAAAGTGTAAGTCATTTCGGTTAAATTCATTGCCTTGCCATTCCAAAGACCTTCATCTTGCAACATACGTTTGAAATCGCGAAACATACCACGTTTCACTCCCGGCATTGTATCAGTTACACACGATATGAGCAAAGGAGCTTCTGACTTCTCGGCAATAAGAAAAAGCAACTGTAACATGCTCCACGTTTTAGAAGATCGAGTACCACCCCGTGAAGATACTCCACGAATCACCGGATTTACCGTGGCTTCTAATAGCCTGTCAAAAACATAGGTCGTTTTCATTGTCCAGAGTCTTCTGTTTCCCCCTCTCCTTTCATCTTCCGTTTCTGCGATAGTGTGGAGAGCTTCTTAATATTACTAACCGATTCTTCTTTCAATACTTCGACCTTCAATGTTACTCCTTCCGTCTTCACATCGGTTCCAGTTTGTTTATTACGCCAACGATCAGGAGATATATTTGTAAGCAAGAATATAGCAGCACCAACATTCGCCTCTACATTCTTCACTGTTACTATTTTCTTCTTTACTTTCTTCCCTTCATATTCGGTTTTAGTTTCCTCAAATTCATATCCGCAAGCAGCTTTTGACAGAGATTCAACTAACCTCTGCTCTAGCTTCTCCTTAAACTCATTTTTCCCTTTTTTTATAGCATCCGCAAAATCCGCATTTTCAAGCCAACGATAGTATGTTTGAGAGTCTATGCCGAAATGAGCGCAAAAGTCTTTCAACCTCGCACCGCCATGCTCCATTAGCCCATTTTCAGCCACCCATTTAGAGCACATTTCAGTCATTTCCTTTAAATTGTACGCCATGCTATAATCAGTTTTATATCAATAGCAAATTTACCCGATATCACTCTTACAGCCATGTCAAATTGTATCAAGTACAGATTTACGGCGTTCTTCATCGTATATCGTATTACACAGCTTGTATTTTAACGAAATGCTCTCCATCCATTCATTAGGGTCTTGTGCAGTTCTTTCTTCTTCCACGTACTTCCAAACTCTCGTGGCGCGCTCCCACCGGAACAAAGCCTTCTTTAAATTCTGGTAGTGATTAATCCTGTAGATCTGATTTGTATATGAGGCATAAAAATCCTTCTTCACCTTGTCCAAGCCATCCGCTTTACTCTCCCAATCATTATGTATTCCTATCTTGGGATCAATGAAAGCTAACTCTTTGAGGGGAGCTTGCGCCTTTCTTCCATTCCTCAATCCTTTTACAAATTTCTTTAAACCTTCAAAGTTCTTTGTAATATCTACTCCGTTGACATATCCGTTCCCATACCGATCCTTAATGCACCTTACCCCTATCTGCATTAAATATGAATATACTACAAAGGCATGGACATTTAACATTACCCCGATTTCACGTACATTCACCCACGTTTTTTCATTAATTTTTCTCTCCATACACGATAATTTAAAAAGTAAATAGTATATTTGCTACATCATCGTGTTGATTAGGGAGAACAAAGCTTTTACACCCTGCTAGTTCTCCCTAATTTTTTTACTCTCTTCTTACTTCTAAGATTTTCCCGGTCAATCTTTCTTCCCCACATCATCGAGTTATACAGGGAGACAGCATATAAAAAAAGTTCCTCACTACTTGCAAGGAACTCTACTTTTGTAGCTTCTTTTATTGAATCAGCATACAAACTTTGATTTATGTGATTATCCATTTGGTTTCTTCTTTTCTCTCAATTGTATTCTAAGATTCTGATTGAACAATCTAACTTTCTCTCTAACGAACAGATATCGTTTTTTTAGCTTTATGGCATCCTCCTTTGAATTACATTCTCCTCCTTCAATAGTAAAGTATCTACCATCTCCCTGCTCTTCCATAACATGGTATTTATCTTTCCTACGTCTAATACGAATATTCCCTACCATGAGCCCCCTTTCTTCCATCTCCTTACGCATAGCTATTAACTTCTCTCGATAAGTTGATTTACTAGAAACTTCACCTTCTGAAAGTTCCTTTTTTAGAAGATTGCCAACTACGATACCACTAATAGCCAACTTCAACTGGATTGCCTGACCTTCCAAGTCATCATCTTCCACCGTGTATTCTGTACCTTTGAGCTTATTCCATTGTTCTTCTGATAACTTTCCACCAGCAAGGAACATGAGAGTAGAGACATCTTCTCGCTCTAACTCTATTTTTACTGTTACTTTTTCCATATTTCTATATTGTTTTTAATCTCATTAATAGCATTATTTTATCCCATAATATTAGAAAAGCATTCCAATAATCTTGAAAGCTGAAATAGTACCAACTCATTTGTATATACCATATAAGCAAATACACAAAAAATAGTGTAGTCCACAATGGAATAAATAACCAACGAAGTATTAGTCTTATTTTATTCATGATTGTTCAATTTTAAATTTCAAACGAATAAATTAACTCTTGATAGAACTAAAATGTATTTGGAAAAATAAAAAAGGTTGTGTCAATGTTTTGACACAACCTCCTCGTATACTATTTATCAAAAGATATTCAATCTTTTTTCATAACAATATTTTCATAATCTGCAAAGTACTTCCGTATTCTTTGAACCTGCGCTTTAGTTATGCTTTTAAAAAGAAAAACTTTCTTTGTCTTTTCAACTCCATACGATGCAATAAGTTCCCCAAAGGATGTATTCATAAATACAGTTGGCACAGATTCGACCTCGCACATATTTAAAATAAGGGTTTCCCCATTATCTATAGCCTCTTTTGCTATTTTAAATAATAACACACCTGCTTCTGGATATTGATTATCCTTCAGTATGTCTTTTAATAATACTACATTTTTCATATCAAATCATTATATCGTCCAACATTTCTTCAAATGTATCTATACATATATCAAAAAAGACCAAAGTCCCTTGAAAATTATAATCTATTAGATACTGTTTTACATTATTCTTAGCATTTGTACAAAATACAACGCCACTATTACTCACCATTCTTAACATACCATCCTCAGAAAGATTGGATGTGACATTATCCAGTCCAAAACCTTTGTTGTGCGTTTGAGATTTTGCAGAAACACCTATTTCCAAAGATTGTCTTATAGCTTCCGCATCATTCTCATAATTATATCCAGCTCTTTTTAATGTAAACGGAATACCTACGCCAAAGTCACAAGCAGCAACATGAATCATGTGCTTTTCCTCATCATAACTAATATAAGAGAATGCATTCTCGTTGGATTCTGAATGATCCGCAATATTGTTATATATTTCATCCAATGAAGTCTGAAGTCCTGTTAAGTCATATCCATCAAAACATGTTCTGCGGAAAAAGGTTGTAACACTTATGCTATATCCCTGAGCTCTATTTTTTACGACTTTCCACAAATTTAATATAGAACTGTTGTCAGACTCAATATGTTCACTGCTAGAGTTATCAAAATACAAATGAAATTTAAGCTCTTCTTTCAAAAAATCTACTATTTCAGCTCTAGCGTTAACTATTATATTAAATTTTAACCGATGCAAATGTTCGCATAGACATGCTAGTAATACAATATGTACTGGAGTAAATTCCTCCTTTTTTATATTACAGAAATTTAATTCTACAGTACGGTCAAGTGATAATTTTGGTATTTGAGTATGAATAGAATTTATCTGTTCTATCCAGTATTCTCTTCTACTATTATCTAATGTATAACTCAGGCTCATATCATTTACATAAATTACATAACACTACGCAAATATACTTATTTATTTGGTTATATTGTCTACATTACATTTTTTATTGTCGTTCCGTTTACCCATTTCACAAAATTATCCCAAACCATCTTGAAACAATCAATAATATATCTGAAATAAGTGTGACGGTGATTACTACACTTGTTTTAATGTCATATTAGCTCCTTTCTGATTTGATTTGAGGATTACTTAACTGTTTCAGCGGCTTGCTGGTACACATCCCACTTAATGCCTCTATCGGCACGCATCTTATTTGCATCTTCCCGATTGCTATAATTGAGTAGCCAAGTATTTCTTCCTTCGTGATTTTCGGGAAGCTGACGTATTAAATCTTCCGCAAAATTCAATCTGTCATATCCACTCTGTTTTTCCGCACCAGTTAGGTGTATTACTTTCATTCCATGATTTTCCATAATGTTCCTTTTTACTTTCGTTATACGTTAATACCTTGTTTCCTGTAATATTGGGCTATTTTCTCTTTTTGCTCTTCGATTTTTAGGTCGAGTTTAGCAACACGATTAACTATCCTTTCCCGTCTGGCTTCAAGTTCTTTCAGCTTGGCAGCTTGTTTTGTAATTAGTCTCATACTTTAGTTCCTTTCTAAATTATTATGAATTAGTGTAAACACCTTCATCACAATTTTCAATCCGTGACTGGCATTCACTTATTACTTCCTTTAAAATCTCCGCACACTCTTCATTTGAGTAACCTTGCAGCAGTTCATCAATATGCTGCATGATGTCATTTGTTTCCATACGCTTTCTTTGCCATTTTATTTATTAACTTTATTGTCTTATCGCTCAACTTACCATTAGTCGTTGTAATATGCTGAATGGATTTGTGTAATTTGATTCTGTTCATATCTATTTCGTTTTTATATTAATACTTCCACGGTTGACAAACACCGTTAATTTATCATTTGTCAAATGCTCACAAAGAGGAAAATAAGATAAGGTAGACGTTCCAATTTCTTCACAAAAATCTTTCAACGAACATTGATCGCATTTAAAACTTGCAGTATCTGACTGTATGGCTTCATGAAAAACTCCATTTATTAATATTCCATTCATTTTATAATTAGTTATTCGTTAATTCCTAAAGCTTTATTGATTGCTGGATAAACATATTTAATAAGAGGATCTGACAAATGCAATCCAGCTTTATGGAATTTAACGACCTTCTGTAATGCTTCCAATAATTCAGGAGCAGCCGCTATTAACCTTGCATCTCTTTCAATCTCCTGATTCTCGTTATCCATTCCACATATCACAGTTCCATGATGAGGAGGATTTGGGTCATCTGAAACAATATAATCACCCCATTCATCTGATTCCACTCGCCATTGTCCGGGTGTTCCTTTAAATTTTTCCGTGATTTCAGGCTCCGTGGTGTTTTCTATATCGCGTAATGCGTCTTCGGCCATCTTACTAAGGTTATTGCCGTTGTTGGCAAACTCTACTGAACCTCTTCCATCAAGCCTTTCTCCCATACGCTTAGCTTCTGTTCGTAGATAGCTAATAGGATCGGCTATATTTTTCAAAGCATTTAATGCTATTTCAAACTTACTTTTCTTCATTTTTGTTCTTTATTGAATTAATTTTTCGGATATATGTAAAGGATACCAGACTTTTGCTTTGGTATCCGTGTCAATACCATGAAACCAAACCTTCCCGTTGTCTACAGTCTCAAAGGAAGTGATTTCAGCCTTCTTTATGTTTCCTCTCGTATTACGATAGGAAACTATATCTCCAATCTTAAATTTGTTCATTTCTCTATTGGTTTTGATCGTTTTCCCGATATAAGGAAAACGTTTTGGTTATTAAATAAAAAAATAGCGATCTGATAGACCACTATGTTAATCGTACTTGGGGATATTTTAATTTCTCAATAGCTTCTTTGTCTCCATTGGCAGCACGTCTCTTAGTCTCCAAATACCAAGTATAGGGATTATACCCTTTGGGGATTGTATATCCGGCAGGCAATTCCCGTCTAGCTAATGCTTCCTCATTAATCTTTCGCTTTTCACATCGATCAATTTCTTTCTGTCTCTCTGGAATAAACTCTTTGAAAAAAGCATTTCCAATCCTTCGGGCATCAAATTGAGAAAAAGAGTTATCGTATCTTCCGGACTTGTATCGAGAAAAAAACAGCATTAGTTCTGATAATTTGTATATCTGAACAGACGATGCAAATGTCTGAGCAAATATTCCGATTCCTTGTGCTACCCCTTCGTCTTTACAAGAACTAGACCCAAATAATGCCAGCACTTGTGCATAAATCCACATTTCCGCATTTCCTTCTCCATAAACTTCATCATACTTTTTAATCGTGGGACAATTTGAAAAATATGCTTTTTCTGGATTCTGAGCCACATAAGCCCAGTTTGTCGGAGAAAAGACACGCTCAATATCAGAAGGGTCTTTCCACTTCGTTAACCAAGCCTTGCTCTCTACGCTGACGCTCGGCAATGAATTGCTGCAAGGCATGGTCATTTGCTTCCTGCTTGCTTGTACAAGGTTTCTGATTGTTTCCATACTTTTTTTGTTTTAGCCATTCTTGATAATCACGTTCAGTACCAGAGAATACGACTCCGGTCCAATTGGATTCGATAGCCCGTTCTATTTGTCGGATAGCGAACTCTTCTTCAAACTGACCCAGCTTGTTTAATGAAATCTGCAAAGCATAATTTAGCTTTCCTTTCCATTTTGGAGTTTTCACAAGTTCCGTCCATGCCGACATAAATGCTATCGAAGTAAAAGGGTAAACTAAAGGCTTCGCATCTCCTTCTTTTTTCCTAGATCGCTTAGGCTTTTCGGGTGGGGTGCTCTCGTGCGTATGCGCGAGACTCTCTTCTTGTTTTATGTTTATATTATCTATAATAGGTGGAAATTGCGTTTCATCCTCAATATTTGCGGATGATATTGCGGATGATGTATTTTTATCATCCTCATTTTTTGCGGATGATGTTGCGGATGATATTGCGGATGATTCTTCGGATGAATTAACAATCTCCTTCTCACTATCATTCGCACTTTCATCCTCAATATTTGCGGATGATGTTGCGGATGATGTTGCGGATGATAATAAATCATCACTGATACTTTTCATGAATGAATAATAACATCCTATGCGCTTGTCTTTACTGGATCGAAAATGAATAAGACCAGCGTTAGATAAACACTCCCTCGACTTGCGAAGAGTATTATCAGACATATCTAAATTCCCACAAAGAATATTGCTACGAACGAAAAACACATCCTTCCACTTCATATCATTACAAATCGCTACAAGCTCATGATATAAGGCTTGCGCTGCTGTAGTTAGGTAAGTATCATCACGTACCTTTCGGAGCTTGGAAATTAGTTGATAGCTATTCATAAATGAAAATATCTATTTGCTGCACATTCATCAAAAGACTTCACACGCTCTATAAGACGCTTCTGTCTCCTTCTGAATGCTAAGTTATTATCGTACCTATTATGGCATTCCCGACACAATCCTACGATGTTCTGCGGATTGGTATAATGTTCTGGATACATGCTCTTAGGGACCAAATGCGCGGCATCTACTGCTGGCTTGCCACATATTACACAAAAGGGGGAAAGCGACTGCTTTATTTTAGCAACCTCTCTGTTTCTCTGAGCTTGTTTACTGCTTACCTGTTTCATAAGAATAGCTTTTAAATAATAGTTCCCGGATACCGAACCAACGGACACCGGGATAATTTATTTACCATGCTTCATTGCATGGCAATCTTCACATAGCGTTTCAAGACAATACAAGAACTCTAATTCATGTCCAACTATAGAATATCCTGCAACGTCATAAACCTTGTGATGAATCTCCAAATTGTATGTTTTACCACACACTTGGCATTTGTGCCCGTCACGGATTCGGACCTTACGTTTTACTTCTTCCCAATAAGGATTATTCCTCAGACTCTTCCGGTATTTCGTCGGTCTCCCCCTCTTGTGTGCTAGTCTCGTCATTTTCGTCCTCCTTTCTCCATGGACTTTCTTCGATTGGAACTCGATGCCATTCGTGACGTTCAATAGGAACTACCTCACTGGTATCTTCATCTACAAAATCTTCAATCCATTGCTCCAGCCATACATCTTGACCATCTTCCTCCCATACCTCGATTATACCCTCTCCTTCTCCGAATCGGCGGACATTCTTACGAGTATCTTTAAAATCAACGTTTGGCAGTTCGTATCCCAATTCTTTGAACGCCTCTTGATTCTTTTCTCCGGAATTAAACAGATCGTTGTATTCATGCTTCGGAATTTCTTGAACTAATGCCAGACGAAAAGCGTCATTCACCCATGAGTAATATAAGTAATACCCCATAACCGGAATGCGGAAAGTATCGATCATCTTCAAAGGATAATCCTTCACACCTTTCTTTGCAAGGTTTACAAGGTCCTTAAACTGAGTATTTAATGCTGAAATCTTTGCCTCAAATTCTTTCTTCTCGGTATTGAACTTTGCTTTCAATGCTTCGAACTGTGCTTCAAGTTCCGGCATCTGTTCCTCGGCAATCTCACCATAATTCGCACGGATAGTTGATATTTCATAATCATCCATCACCCGGTTAGCGATCACGTCTTTCTCTTGAATGGTGACGAAGTTCTCTGCCAGTTTCTTCTTTACATCGTCCATAGAGATACAATCAGAGAAAATCACTTCGGGAAATTTCACGGTGGTAGGGAGCTTAAATTTAAGTTCCTCCGGTACATAGTCTTTTAAATCAATCATTGTTTTATAGGTTTTAATAAATTCCCAAAGAAGAATTATCCTTCCTTGGGAACTTTTCTTAATTTTGGAGCTGTCAAACTTTTAAATTAAGCGTTATGGAAATTTTATTTAATAATGAATTCCCCTTTCAACGGGGAATGTTTATGAGTATAGAGAGTGTATTAAAAGACGGCGAACCGCTTACACTCGTTAAAATTGGAGAACTGAATAACAGGAAAGAAGCAAAAGTCTATCAACCAAATATTGATGAATTAAGCCAACTAGCTTCTCTCTTTACTCATCTATCCAACAATCAGAAATGCCTTTTACAACTGGGGCAGCCTTCTCTAGGTATTGAAGAAGTGAAATTAATTGAGTAATTTCTTCTTGTGGGACATTATAAAGCTCCAGCCCTATAAATTTATCTCTTTTATTGTGCTGGAGTGTTATTACATGATAATCGTCTATCTTTATTTCTACTTTTTCCATAATCATTCAAAATCATCAATAGCCACCGGATGAAGCATCTTTTGACTCCATTCCGGGAGCTGCATATCAATAATACCTCTAGCTCCTTCTTCGGCTTTAGCATCATATCCGGGAAACCATTTCTTGTCGAAACAGTCTTTTACGATTGAGAGAGCATAGCGATATTTATACTTACCATTTGCCAAATCATCGGGCGACCAGAAGAGAACAGCGACATCGTATGGTTCAACCGTCTGTAACATGATCATGATTGTTACATTAAAGTTTCGTCCAGTAACGCTACTCATAACTTCTTGGTACATTCCTTCTGAAAGCTCATACTTGAGCTTGGCACAATCATAGTAGAACTTGCCGAGATCGTCGGCACGTGTGGTCTTAAAGGAAATAACAGCGTTTACACCGATATTTTCCTCTACATTAAAATAATCCGGTCGGACCCTTACATTAAGCCCCGTTTCTTCATCCTTGCCATAGAATGATACTTCTGAGTATGCACCTTTCAAAAGCTGCTTGATGATGCCGCCACCATACCAATAATAGTTTCTTTCAAGAGCTTTAATTATCATACTCATTTCATCACTGATAAACGAGTATCCCAAATCAATGCACTTCTGTTTCTTATTATCACGAAAGTCTTTCAGATCGCAGAAATTCCACCTTTCAGAAGGTATTTCTTCTTCGACATCTGGAACATAATTCTTATCATTCAGGAGCAATTCATTATAGAACCGAATCATTCCAAGCACGCCATCTTTCGATGATTGGTTACACTTTGGCTCTACTTTGACAAGCTCGAATAAACGTGGTTCCAAAAATGCCATGTGGGCAAATGTCCCTAACTGAAAACAAGGCTTTTCTTTCTCTTCAAATGTCCTTTCGTAATCATAATAAAAGGATCGTGGAGTTTTAAGAGCATTTTTCAAATTGGAAGAGGAAATATGATCGCTTTTCAAATACATCTCCATAGGATCACGCTTTACTACTCCGTTAACGCTCAATTCCTTCAAATCAATATTAACAGGTGGCTTATTGCAATTCAAAGAGATAAAATCAAGCATCTCCTCTTTGGTGGGATAATCTTCCGGATTATAAGCAGAAGGATTGAGTTCTTCCCCTTCTGCGCAATCATCCAAATTAAAATCTATCATCCGGCAACAGGCAAGTTAATACGCAAAGGTTTTACAGACCAATTATCTGACTGGAAGTTATTCGTTTTGTTCTTACGCTTGCCCATGTAAGTTATTTTAAGAGGCATGCCACTTTTAAGTGATCCGTTCTCAATATACTGTTCAAGAATACCAACCAATCTACGAGAGCCATTTGTAACCGTCTGCACCGTACCATCTGCTGATTTCTCTAAGAAAGTAGCACAATCCAAATCTATTAATTCATCCGGACTGGTAGCACTCAATACCTTTTGAGGTTTGATTTCTACAAAGTACATTTTTCTAAATTCACCTGGTTTCTCTGGTGTCCAATAGTTTCCGCAAAGGTCAATCGGTAATTCTTGCGCATCTTCCAAAGAAGGAAGATCATTTTTACTTAGGTCTGCTGCTTGAATCACAAATGAGGATTCTTGTTCTCTAATAGCTAAATCGTCCATATTCATTATTATTAAAGTAGTTAATAAAATAGTTCCCGGATACCGAACCAACGGACACCGGGATAATTCAAAACTTAAATAGCGGACTGGATACCGCACGGAGTCCTTTACTCCATGATTAGAATTAAACAATAAATTATTTACATTTTTGAAGGCATTTTAATATGTTTCCTTTTTCAATAGCTTCTACCAAATCAGATAATTTATAATAAATATATCCTCTCGCTTTTTTAATAGGTTGACCTTCTTCGTCTACTACTTCCTCAACTCCGAATTGATATGGAAATACTAGTTTTCTTTTTAATAAATTTCTAAGGACACCACTACCTAAACGTTCTTCTGCATCCGATTGACATATAAGAATCTTTTTATTTTTAAGATTCGCATTCCTTTCGTTTTTCCAAGCTTCAATTCCATATTTAATACCAAACTGAATGGCTTGATTTATAATAGGATCGTTCTCCATACCTACCCCCTATTCTTTTTGATGCACCTCTTTTGAACTTCTCTTTAAAAGCATGAACACAGTTAACAATAGCATTATAATACATGATATTGTTTCGTTTCTAGTCATTTCGATTTGCAATGCTAGGTGGGTCACCATAGCAAGAGCAATGACAGCAATAGCATTTTGAATTTTATGAATAGTTTTCATAGAACATTATTTTTAAGTTAATACTAAGCGGCAAGCATTAAATCACCGTCCATTTTAGTTCTCATTATACGTAGAGCTGTTTTTGCAGCAGGACGAATATTACAACGTCTCATGTCCATTTGATAATTCGGCGTAATAGCAAGTATAAAGAACCAAACAGAGAAGAATAACTCAATACCGTGCTTCCTAATCTCCTTCAAATCAAAGTTTCTTTTAGTCCTATCACATAGCAGGAATAAAGTAAGCTCTACGTTATTGTTAATGCCTAACTTCTTATGAATATCCCTAATCTGTGCCTTTATTGTCCATATTGACTTTTGGAGCAATTCTGCTATTTCAGAAGGAGTATGCCCCTTTGCAACTTCATGTGCTACTTGATACTCACATTGAGTTAAGGGTTCCATCACGAAATACGTTTAGCTCTAAAAACTCCCTTTTTATAGTCCAACTCTCCTTCTCTCTTGATTATAATTCCAAATCTGCGTCTAACACGATATCGAATTGTACTCATTATTCCATCATAAGCAGATATCGGAAATTCTACTACTTCATTTAGCTTCATTTCACTGATTGATTTTGTCCAATCACCAGTTATTTTTTTCACTTCTTTTGCCATAAGATTAATTATTTGATTATTATTAGTGGATAAGCCCGGATTCGAACCGGGACGATTTTACTAGATACACTACAGTAGGTATTTCAACCTTAAATATCTCTTTTATTGTAGCACCTTCGCAGGTTACGGTTAAGGTCGGAAACTAATCCGTATTATCGTGAACCGCTTCAAGACACCTTGCGTCTACCAATTCCGCCACTTATCCAATTAAAAAGGTGCGCTATTCTCACGAACGGCACACCCTACAACACAAACACAAAATAAAACACGACAAAACAACTCAATACATCTCACTAGATGTATTATCCCTAAAAGTATTGTTATGAGAACTTATTCGCTATCTGAATCTTGACATATGACTTTTAAACATGTTATCAGTACAGTAAGAATAATCACCACAAAAATTACCATTATCGGAATCCAAAGAGGGGACAACACCCACCACCAAGACCAATCAATATAACTTGTTAGTTTCAATACAATAAAAGCAATTGAGAGAAGCCCACAAAAGCCAATACCACCACTTTTTGAATTATTAGTACTCATCGTATAAATACGGTTACCTATACACCATAAGGTTTTATTAGTTAGTGCCCGCGATACCTTCTACGGATTCTTCCACGTATCGAGACGTGACGGGCTGTATGTTGAATCACTTAGATAGCGTTATAGCTCGCCTAACCTGCTATATGCTTACTGATAAAGACTTTTCGGACTTCCAAGTGATATATGTAACTAATTCGAACCTTCAACCGATCACGGCATTCCTGCTACGGTTGAATTTCTTTTCGTATGAACCAATATGTCAAAGAACTATTTAATTTAGTAGTACTTGCGTAGAATATTCTCTACGTCTACGCAAGCTTTTTTATAAATCCGCCCGACTGGTTTCCCTTTTAGGGATTTCCATATTGTTATACTAAACTTATTGCTTATCTGAGTTTTGTTTAATGAAATCGTAAATAGGTTTAAGCATCTTCTTAGCCTCTTTTACAGTAGGAGACAAACTACCCCGTGTATAGATATGAAAGTCAAACTCCCTTTTCTTAGAAAACTCCCACCTATCTTGATAAGCATAAAACTGAACGGAATTAACATGGGGAGATACTTCGATAAATATCTGGGACCCGTTCTCTTTCGAAAAGTTCATGCTATCTATGATAGCCTTCTGAACTAATCCCATTACGCTGTAATTCTTCTTTTTCATAATCGTATATTAATATTATTTTAGTTCTTTGTACATCAGTCTTACGATAGTAAAAGTGATCAATAGAATAATGCTCATTATCTCCAAGAACTATCGTAGTTAGCATACTTATCGGCGAAAAACGCTTTCAACACATTACCCTGTTTAGACTCAATCGCTTTCGGCTTCAATGATTCTACATATTCATCCATAGCCAAACGAGCGTCCACCCAAGAAGTACGCAAGGCAGATTTAAGAGAATAACCATACTGGCGTACATATACCCAAGCTCTCTGCATGATGGCTTTCATATTATATTTGCCGTTTTTTACTAGTTCATAATCTCTATTTCTCATTGCCTTACCTATTTTTAGTTATGTAAAATATTTGGTTTTCTCACTCAAACTTCGCACCTTTGCAGTGTTGGATGTTGTTTGATGTTGCAAAGATACGCACTTTTGCGAATCATGCAAATTTTATGCGAATTTAATTCGCAAATAAAAGATTTATTAACAATAATGCGAATCTTCAACCTGTAATATGGAAGTATTTGAAAGGATTAAAGAAGTAAGAAAATACTTTTTCCATGATAATAACATGGAATTTGCTAATTTCATGAATGAGAAAACATCTACTACAAGTGGATGGGTTAGTGGAAAAAGAGGAATCGGAAAAAGTGTTTTAGATAAAATACTGTCTAAAATTCCTGACGTAAATCCTACTTGGCTACTTACAGGAGAAGGAGAAATGCTCAAAACTACCAATAATACACCCCAATATAATGAAGCTACGCCCATCCAACAAGACGTAGTTTATATCCCGTTAGTTAATCAATTCGCTTATGCGGGTTATTTAGATGGATACACAGACACAACTTACATGGAGCAATTACCTAAAATACCTTTTATAGTAGATAAAGAAGGACATGGAAATTATATAGCCTTTGAGGTCAAAGGAGACAGTATGAATAATGGAACCGAAGAAAGCTATCTAGAAGGTGATAGACTTTACTGTCGTGAAATCGCTCCATACCTTTGGGCTACTTCCAAATTACATCTTCGCAAATGGGATTTCGTTATAGTGCACACCGATGGAATAATAGTTAAGCGCATTATAGATCATGATGTGGAAAATCACACTATTACTATTCATTCATTAAATGATATGTACCCTGATCGAGTTATTGATTTGTGCGATGTAAAACAGATTTTCAATGTTATAGAATCAGTTAGACCTAGAAGAAGATAAAATATAACTATAAAAAAAGAATCATGGGAATATTTAATTTTTTAAGCAAGAAGAATGAACTGAAAGATTTCTTCAAAATCGATATAGAAAATATATTTAAGTATAATCCTCAATTTTCTCATTCTGAAAAAACTGAATCAGGAAATGAAGTACAACATTACAATTTACAGTTAAAAGAGTTAGAATTAGAGCTTTTTTATGAGATTGAAATACTAAAAGTAGGAGAAAACGAGTTCAATCTAGTTTTTAAAGGGAAAAATAATACTATTACCAAAGATTTAAAAGCTCTCGTTAACTTCTGCTATAAGAAATATGGATCAGATAGTATGGGAAATGGAATAATAGTAGATTCAGATTTGGTAGATGCAAAGAACCATTTATTTCTTCGTTTATGGAGCGAAGTAATGATAAGCAACCACTATGGCGATAATAACATAGGCATGACATTATTCAATATAAAACAAATTAGTATATAACAATGAAAAAAGTATTATTAGTATTTGCTGTATTAATGGTTGCATTAACCGCTTCTGCACAACTTACTTCAAAAGGAAAACCTACTGTTCTCAATTCTTTCCGTATGGGCAACTGTAAACTGATCGAGATAGGTTCAATGTATAAGATCGAATCTACTGTAAAAGAAAACACTGATCTTAAAATGAATATTGAGTTAGGAACTAAGGAAGAAGCTATTAAACTGATTGAGTCGCTTATTGAATATGAACCCGCAAAAGGGGAAATAGTATCTCTAAACAATCCAACTAACAATACGGCAGAGTATAAATCAATGCAAGGCGGTTGGCAATTCTATATATCTGGAATGAAAGCACATTCATCATGCGCCAGTAAAGGAGAATTAAAGAAAATGCTAAAATCTTTAAAAGAGAAATAGCCATATTCATCATAATGAAAATAGAAAATATACCACTCATTTAAATTAGCCCGTCTAAAAAACGGGCTTTTTTTATTGTCCTCCATATTCAAAAACGTGTTCCACTACTTTATTTATAACTCTGTCTATAATAGAGAAATCACGTTTTATATATGTGTCAGTTATTGTTTTTCCTGATGAATGATCCAGGCACAAAGCAATATCATCTTTACTGATTCCACATTCATTACGTGCAATAGTTGCGAAAGAATGCCGGGCTGAATAAAATTGAATGTAATCTATTCCTAATTCATCACACAAAGACCTCATACCCCGATGTATTCCTTTTGTCAGGTTTCTCACATTATTGTACCTTTTATAGAAATCAAATAGATGTTCCCCGGATAGATCACGATATTTTTCTATAATTGGAATTGCTAATGGATGAACATAAACAGAAATAAAAGCCTTATCCTTTCTTCTATCCTTAGTTTTTTGGCGTTCGTATTCTATTCTACCATCCACCATGCAACAATTTAGCATATCAACAGCATTCATTCCTGCCAACAGGAAAGACAAAATATAGATATCACGAGTAAATGTAGTGGTTCTTCTTCGTTTATTTATAGGTGAATAATTATATATCTTCCTAATTATTTCGGTGTCTACAGCTCTCTTCTTCGCTTCCAATACCGCTGGAATAGCATACACTTTAAACGGATCATTGGTTATAATAATATCCCCTTTTTCATAATCATTAAAATGCAATAAAGCAGCATTAAAAATAGATTGAATAATTCCCATATAAGAATGTACCCCGGTATCATTCAACGGTGGTCTCTTTATCGTTTTATATTCATTTTTAGCTGCCTTATTTTGTTTAACAGTGATAAACCTTTCTTTCCGTAACCATCCTTCATATTCCCTCAGAAATTTAGAAGTCAAATCTTTTATTGCTAGTTTTTCGTTACCATTCTTATATTTAAGGAAATGGCATAGAGCATTGATTCCAGTTGTTTTTACCGTTTTAGTGCCCTCGTTAGGAGTCGTTACTATATGTTGCCTAGCAAATTCTATAAAGTCTATATCTTTCCGCTGTTTACGCCTTTCGATCATTGCAACGATATCTTTAGAGGTAGCACACTCTTCGATTATATCCTGATTTTCATTTATTATTTGTCGATACTCTTTTACTAAATCATCCAGTTCTTCTTTTATCCTTTCGGAAGTAACAGTTCCAGAAGCTGATCCTTTTTTAAATCTGACCAATTCTGTATATATCGAAGTAGATATATAAGAGGAAGTTCTATTATGAGAAATCCGAATCTTAGGATTGTATGTATTATCCGATTTCTTATGATGTTTAAACACTACCCAAGATACTGTTGCCAT